CTTTATTATACTATTTTATTTTTGTATATTTTTATTTATATTTTTATGGTTTATATTTTTATGTATTTGTGTATTTGTGTGTTTCATATATTTATGGTATTGTTGTTTTGTTTGGATTTAATCAGCATATTCGCAAGAAGTAATCTTACCCAACATAGTTAGAGTATTGGAATCCATTACAGCAATACGTCCTAGACCAGCACATTGTTTGAATGTTTCTACATACATCGGTTGGTCTGGAACAAAAGTTAGTTCAGCAGTATCACCAGATTCAATAAATTGAGGGTCTGGGATTTGTTCGTTACCTGTCTTCTTACTCATTTTCCAAGCAATATTAGTTACACGACAAGCAGATTTAGATGTTCGCACGTGGACGATTGGGGAATATCCTACCTTCAACTGACCTGGGTGGTTACGAACCAAAACAGTTGCCTTGAATGATTTTGCTGGTTTAAGAACACCATCCTTTTCCAGATAAATTACATCACCTGGTTTAGGCATATTCTTCTTATCAAGACCCTTCAAATTAATACCTACATTATCACCTGGCGTTGCCTCTTCCCACGACTTATGATGCATCTCAAGAGAGAAAACCTTTGCTCCGGTAATACCACGAGGACATACACCGACTTGGTCGCCTACACGCAATACACCTTGTTCTACACGACCAGTAATAATATCACCTACACCCTTAATCTTATATACTCCATTAATAGGAACACGAACAGGTGAGGTCAAATCACGCTTAGGCATACGAGCCATTCTCTCAAGAGCATCATAAAGCGTTACACCTTCAGCAGATTCGGTTTTAGAAATTGGGACTTTCCAACCCTTATACCAAGGCATCTTTTCGGTCTTTTCAATCAAGTTCTCACCATGAAACCCAGAGAAAGGAATGATGGGAACACGAGCAGGTTTATAGCCAGCAGAAGCAATCATCTTTTGCATTTCAGCGGAAATCTCGTTAAAGCGTTCTTCAGACCAGTTACAGGAATCCATCTTGTTAATACCAACAATAAGTTGATTTACGCCCAACAAGTTAAGGAGGTTGGCATGTTGGCGTGTTTGACCTTGAACTTCACCTGTCTTATGGTTTCCCTTTGAAATTGCCTTCTCAAAACCACCTGATTCAGCAGGCACAAGCAATAGAGCTACATCAGCACAACCAGCACCAGAAATCATATTCTTAATATAATCACGGTGACCTGGAGCATCTACAATAGTATAGTAATAACTATCCATGTAAAATTCCTTTGTAGCACAGTCAATCATTACACCACGAGCACGCTCTTCCTTACCCTTATCCATATAGTAAGCAAATGCGAATGAAGATTTACCTTGGGCGTCAGCTTCTGCTTGAAGTTTCTCCATTTCACGCTCACTAATACCACCCAATTTGAAAAGAAGGTGACCTGTGGTAGTGCTTTTACCTGCATCAACGTGACCACATACTACTACTGAAAGATGTTGCTTTTCACCAGACATTATAGATTGAGTTATAGATATATTGATTAATTATAATATAATACATCTATATGGAGTGTAACCTTTATATTCATCTACTAAACTATTTATTATAGTGGTTTGTTATAGGTTCATTATAGTGGTTCATTATACCTTATTATAGAAGAGTGATGTTCGCAACGTATTCATATACGCATCATTTAAATCCTTCTTTTTTGTTTTACCAACCACATCATAGAAACGCTTTCCTTTTATAATTTGAATAATAACATACATACAATATATTCCGCATTCATATGTTGTATATTTTTGATAACGATGTGGATTATAACATTCTTTCATTGTTTTTCCATAGTATTCTTTTGCTTGTGATTTTACTGTTTCCATAAATCGTGTATGCTCTGTCTCTGGTTTAGAACCATAACTACAAAAGAAACAAACATTCCAATGTCTCAAATCTATAATTACAGCAACCCAATGAGAACCAACTTCATAATGTTTATCCAAATTGAATATCACCCCTATGGTTTTTATTCCGTTATTTACGTGCGTTCTAAGGTCAAAATTACATAATTCATCCCATACACATTCACCAGACGATAATTTAGTATCATAATCCAGCGGACTTGGACCTATAAAACAAAAATTAGAATACTTTTTTTCATAATCCTTCATTGCTTTCTCTAAATCTATTGAGGTTAACCATGTATCTGGGTCTTTCTTTAATTGAGAAGGAAGAGAGGGAGCAAATATTGTATCCATTTGTTTGGAATCAATATTATGTTTCACATACGATTGGTCTAACCAACACGATTCTATATTACAAGCATTACGCTGATAGTCTCGCAATTGTTTCCAAATAGTTTTCGGTCTGGATGATTTTATTTTTACATCAGGATGTCGTGCATTCCACATATTACGCAATTTCAATAAGGTTTGTTTATCATAACAGGAATATTCCTTTGTAGCATTATCTTGTTTATTCGCTACATTACACGTTGCTTTTTTGAATGCGTTTTCTCTCCTTTGTCGCCTTCTTGATTGTTTTGTTTTACGTAAAAATCTATTTTTTC